CGTGGCGTCGAGCAGCTCTGACGCCCGTACTAGCAGGCGCTAGATCCCCTGCGGTACAGGCAGGCCGGCCCACTCTGTGTACTCAATCGGAGTCGCGTATGGAGTCATCGTCATCTGCCCAGTCCTCGGGGTCTATCTGCGGTTCCCACTCCTGCTCAGGATACACCGGTTCCGGTACTTCGTCCGGCAACTGCTCAAGCCGGCGTGAACTGTGACGCCAGATGCGTCCACCGTCGGTGTGAGGAAGCTTGTACCAGGCCATCTCATCATCTCCTGACGACTATCGGTGGATGTGCACGCCACACTCGCGTACGTTTCGGCATGAGAGGATGCGGCAGCTTGCCTACTGTAACGACTCCGCCCGACCAGTCCACGTCGAGAGCCGAGGCGTCCTCGCCGATGAAGTTCCACGCCACGCGGTTGTGACGCGAGCGGCTGCTGCTGCGGTCAGTCACCTCGCGGCCGGGCACCATCGAAGGTCCGTCCGCATGGTCGACGAGCGACGGCAGGGTGTACCAGACAGGGATGTGCCGCTCAAGTTCCCAGAACCGCGACAGGCGGCGGTCGTAGTTGGCGACGTCAGTCAGCGTATCACCATGAGCCACCATCGTCTCGATTGCCGTGGTCGGCACGACGACCAGCGGTCCCCAGCACAGACTCGTCATCGTGCAGAACGATGCGCTCCGCTGTCCGGCGTCCATCACGGCGTCCTCGATTATCTTGTGGTAGGGCTGGACGCGACCGATGTAGGCGCAGAGCGGCGCATCTGAGGGTACGTGGGCAAGCGCCTGCTCCAACCCTGCGCAGAGGTCGCGGCAGACGAGCACGTCGTCCTGGATGACGGCGTGGTGCGTGGCGTCAGGGTCGTATGCCAGCCATGCCCGGCGGCCGGTGTCCCAACGGTCGCGCTTCTCGTCCCAGACGACGGTCACGTCTCGGTCCATCGCGGCGAGGATTCGCTCCACTGAGGATGCGCGCACCGGGTGTGCCATCATCGCGATGGAGAGACGCGGAGCTGGACGCGGCGACCACATGTCGGCTACTCCAGAGGCCGACACGAACGGCTCCACCGGGTCCAGTGCGGTCTGCGGGTCGCGTTCGCGCAGCGCCGTATGCATGACTGACGGTACATCCTGCATCTGCACAAGCGAGCGCTTGACGCGATAGAGCCCTGCTCCGGAACGCACTAATGCCTCGGACATCACCTTCCCGACGCCGCTACTGCCGACACGTTCCAGCCACTGTGCGACCAAACGCTCAGACGGGATGGGGACTCGGTAGCCGACGCGTTCCAGAAGCTCTCGGCGGCAGATGTAGAGGCCGTCTATCCAGCCTACTTCAACGCCCTCGCCACACTCGCGCGGCTCCATGTTCGTCCAGCACGCGCCTGAGCGGCCCAGATGATGCACGAGGTTGAGCGCGACAGGCTCCTCCAGCGTCCGCCAGACTGCCTCTGCGCGGGCGAAGAAGTC